AAGGTTATCGGGCGACCGTTAGATTCGACGGTATTTCGGGAATGTCAGAATCTGAAATTAATTTCTTGTTAATTTTAGTGACATGGAGAAATAGACGAACTCTTTAGTGAGTCAGTTGAATCTAACACGAAGCTATGTTTCGTTCCGGTTTCTTGCCGGAATGAAATATGAGCGACTGTTATCGTGAGTATGACGGACTGAGGCACGAAGGAGTAATATTCACGACTGCCCTTTCATCTCGGCCACTGCCCCCTCTCTTCGCCATCAGGCGTAAATATCATCGAGCGAAGCGAAGATACCTTTCATTCTTACCCTTCTCAGGGACTAACCAGGAGAAGGGTATTTTTTTGCGTTCCTGTAATCGGCAGGCCGCTTTTTCGTCTGGGTGGCAGTGTGTGTTCTTCTTTTCCTTACCTTTTGTTTGTTTTGTACAAAAAAAATGTAACTCTGTAACCAATTCTCAAAAGACTTAAAAGAGAGAGAGTTACACGGTTACGTTTTGTTTTTGCTATTTTTGTTGGACACACTTTTTTTGTAACCACCCAAACGGGCACACTTTGGTTACACTTTTGGAATCTACAGGGTACATTTTTATTTTTGTGAATGTAACGCTGTAATTAGTTGAAAATAAATATTTTAACTTTTGAAAATTGCCCGGTTACGTTTACACACTTTTTTTGTGCGAAAACTATGGTAACCGGAAAAAAGATAGCGTGTACATTTTGTCAACTCCCGTTTAACAACTATATTTGTTTTGTTGCATTGGGCAAATTATACGCCCACTATGAATATTGATTTTTCTGAAAAACCTAAAGTTGCTCTACACCTGGACCCGGTACACCAAGCTTACTGCCGTTACATTTTTAAAACTCCTCGCGAACAGAAAGAAATTGTAGTTACCAGGTGTCATCCAATTGGGCAAAGGCTTACTTCCATAACCGAGAAATCTAAGTTTCTAAATAAAAATCCTTCTGTAAAGAATTTAGTTTTGTTTATTTTACCGCATGATAATGTAAACCATTATCATGTAAAACGTTCTTTTCTGAAAGTGAATGAAACGGAGCGACAAAAATTCAACGATTTTATAAGAAGCGAATTTAGCCTATGGATTAGGGAAGAGTTTTACAGAGGCTACGAAATTTTTAAGTGGGACCAAAAAACAATTGTTGAAGCAATTTGCCGAAAAATAAACGTGCGAAATAATACAGTTAATTCGGCCACTATTACAAAAAACGACTATCGCAACCGGGTGTATGTAGAGAAATATCGCGCTTCCTTCCTCGAAAAGCTGTGATATAAGCGAGAAATAAAAATGTATTAATGATTTTCTTTGAAACAGGCTTATAAAATCATTAAAAAAAACCTGCAGAAATGGATACAAAATTAAAATCGACAGATCGCCCCATCGCAATTTATTACACATTACTAAGCGATGTAAATTGGATAAGCAAAGTAAACGATTCTCAATGTACAGTTAATTTGGCTGTGGACTGGAAGTTGATAAATACCACAATTGGATCAATAGATTTAAAAGAACCACCTGGAGTACAAACAGCAGCAGGTATTGAATATGTAACCAACATTAATGCAATTTTGCCAGGGCACAACGAAACAACCCCAGAACAAATTGCGAATATCTCTGGTAGGAAAGTGTTATTAAGGTTCGATTACAGGCAGGGATTAAAGAAAGTAGTAGGCGATTCCATGATTGGGCCCCGATTATTTATTGGAATTGATTCCGGCACTTCAACCAAACGAATTTTAAAGGCTTCGTTTAAAAGCACCCACCCCAACCTCTTTATAGTATAGTCCTTTATAAGCCCTGCCCCTTAGAGTAATATTGTATATATGATGGATACAGTATTACAGCAACAATGGCAATTTCTACTTATGTCGCAAATGCGCAGAGGTATTTGGGCAATGCAGCCCGATAAAGTTATTGCTATGGGCGCCACAGTACAGGAGCTGATGAACCGCGACTGGAACAGTGGAATGCAAACTCTTGACCTGGAAACAGAAAAGAGTCGTGCTGAATTTCCGGTTGGCATAAAAACAAAATCGGGAGAAGTACTTGCAGGAAAAAACTCATTAGATCAGGCTCCCGAAGGAAGTACTGCCGTAATTCCATTAAAAGGAACCATGCTGAAGTATGGAACCTACTGCACGTATGGCACCGAAGAAATTGCCTCGAAATTATTAGAAGCCGCCATGCACCGAAATATAGCATCGTTGGTATTGGATGTTGATTCGGGCGGAGGAGCTGTTGATGCTGTGGCACCAATGGTACAAGCCATTGCCAAAACCCGCAATGAAATTGGAAAACCTGTAGTTGCATCTGGTGATTTGTGTGCCAGTGCTGCCGTTTGGGTAGCCGCTGCCTGTACTCGTGTTTTAGCCAACAACCTTATTTCTGCCGAGTTTGGAAGTATTGGAGTAATGATGGGGTTCTGGGACGTAGTGCCTTACTGGGAAAAAGAGGGATTTAAACGCCACGACATTTATGCTCCAGAATCGGACTGGAAAAACCGTGCATTTAAATTGGCACTGGAAGGAAAGTACGATGAAATTAAACAGGAGGAACTTTCTCCGCTGGCTATTGCTTTCCAAAATGCAATAAAAGCAACTCGCGGGAACAAACTAAAATTAGATGTTCCGGGATTATTAAACGGGCGAATGTTTTTCGCCAATAACGAAAAAGACAATTCACTTAACGCCAAAGAGGTGGGTTTGATTGACGAGGTAGGGACACTGGACGATGCAATCGACCTGAGTCGCGACCTGGCAAAATCAGCCTTTGTGGACAAATATGTATCATCATAAAAATTAATTACAATGTTTAAACACGCACTGAGCATGGTTCTTGCTTTTTTAGGAGCTAAAAGTTTTGCCAAAGAAGACGGCAAATCGGTTATTTCTGAAGAGCAAAAGAAACAGCTTTCCGCTGAATACGGTGAGCAGTTTGTAACCAAGTTCGAGGCTGACTTGGCAAAAAATGAAGCCACCGGGGAGGACCCTCTCCGAGCCCGCCTCGATGAGAAGTTTAAAAACTTAGAAGCAATTGTTGAAGGACAAAAAGGCACCTTAGCAACTTTGACTTCTGAAAACAAGGATCTGAAAGGGAAAGTTGCAAAATTGGAAGACACTCCGGAAGAAGAACCGGCTGCCGAATTTGTTAAAGGAGAAAACGGTAAACAAAAGTTGAAATTCAACATTAACCGTAATGCTGCCCACAATAAAATTGCTGCCGCATTTTTGGCTGGCGATTCTCGCGTGTTAGCTGCAGGCGAAACTATTGATGTTGATTCGGTAGTTGGTGAATTTGGCGATTTGGTAAATTATGTGAAGCTGGATATGATCCGGGACTTGTTCCAGGGATTTGAAACTGCACAGCATTTAACCTGGAAACGTGCCATTACTTCGTGGAAAGCAACCCGTGCTATAATTACTTCGGTAGTTCAGCAGTTTGTACCAAAATTTACTCCACTTGGAGATACCAGTTTTAAACCACTTACCATTCCGGTACGCAGATTTAAAATTAACGTGCTAATTACACCTGCCGATGTTGAAGATTGGATTTTTGCCATGTACGACGAATCGAAAGATTTGGACCAGCACCCGGTTACTGTATATATCATCAATAAATTAATTGTGCCCCAAGCGTGGGAAGATTTAGATGATATTGTTGCCAATGGTGTTTATGAAGAATTGGACTGGAGTACAGTGTCTGAAAACGACCAGGGACAAGATCCAAGTAAATCTATTGATGGATTTATGACTATCCTGAAAAAGGATAAAGCTTTGGGTGAAGGTAGCCGCCTGATGAACTATATTGCACTTGGGGAAATTACTTCGGCCAACGTTTTGGACAAAGTAAACGTGTTTGTTGATGCAATCGACAAAAAATACAAGCGCAAAGAAATGCCGATTTATATCGACCCTACTTTGTACCGGATGTACAAACGTGCTTATAAAAATAAGTACGGCGAAGGTTCGAGCAAAGGCGACGATCCTAGATATGGTGGCGATGTAATTGATTTCAGTCGTAACCGTTTGGTTCCGATGTACAACATGACCGACACGCAAGGTATGTTTACCACACCAAAAGAAAACTTTATTGGTTTACGCCATAAAAATGAGCCTGGTGCAACCAAGCTTACTTTACGTAAATACGACTACGATATTCACTGTTTAGGAGAATTCCGCTTAGGTATTGGTTTTGCCATTGCCGGTGGTGTATTCTATTCAATTCCTGACATTGCCGATTCTGGTTCAGGTTCTGGTTCTGCCGGAGGTGGAGTATAAAGAACTTACTGAGCGAAGCTCCTCCGGGAGCTTTGCTTTATCACTATAAAAATTTACAATTATGACATACGCAGCAGTAAGTGTACCAAAAACCGGAGCTAATCCCGGGAGACCTAAAGGGAAAAATCCTAATATCATTATTTGTCGTACCGACGAGATTGATAATTTCCCAACGCGCGATGAAAATGGAGTTAAAAATGTTGCAGATTCGCTCCTGACTATGTTGGCGGGTAAAAATGCAATTTACATTTATGGCACTACATCGACCATTAAGCGTTATGATACCGGCGAAGGCGATCCAGATGCAAAAGGATGGATTCAGAACCTGGAGTTTGAACACCCGGGCGATGAAATTGCCTTGCAGGAATTTTTGGAAAACAACATCAACGAAAATTTGGTGGCTTTATCGTTCCGCCGTGGTTTTACCGATGTAAAATTACACGGAACAATTGAAGAGCCACTTCAGTTTGAAGTGGAAGAGCAAGATGATAAAGAAGCATTAAAAACCACTATTAAATTAAAATCGGTAATGCGTGGACCAAAATCCATGATTTATGTTGGTGCTGCACCAACTCTCGATACCGATTCTGGGGGTATTGGAGTTTAATTCTTTTTTTCTTTCTATAATCTGATTTTATTCGTGTTAAAAGGCTTGCCAGAATTTGGCAAGCCTTTTTTTTGGCAACTTACTACTGTCCTTTAAATGCAATTGCAAATTTCCAAACTTGCTGTAAACATTTAAAAATATGAATTATGGCTAAAATTACTGAGAAAAGTACCAAGGCAGATATATATGCTGCTTACCAAAAATCGTATGGAGAAGTTATAAACCTTGAAGCATCTATTCTTCGGCTTGAAACCGAAAAAGAACAAAGCTCTGAAGCTGCACCGATAAATACACAAGCGATTACTATTGTAATTCCATACATTCACGAACTTGCCCAGGCTAATGAATTGCAATTGGCTTTACGCGGATGGGATGAGAATTTTAAGGAAGACTTTAAAATTGTTGTAATAGGCGACCGCGAGCCGTGGATGAACGACCTTGTTAATGTAATTGAATGCAAACGCATTGGAAACAATCCACCGCTAGATGTTGTAAATAAAATGTTGCTGGCCATTGATAGTGACCTGGTAAGCGAAAAGTTTATTTGGGCGAACGATGACCAGTATGTGAATACACCTTGTATGCTTGCCGATTTTGAAACCCTTAAATGTGTTGGCAAATTAAGTAAAACGTTTGGAACTACAGTTTTCCAAAAAAATAAAGCGCAAACAGCTGCACTGCTCCGGGAAAACAAAATAGGGAATTGGGATTTTTCTTCTCATACACCTATTGTTTACGAAAAAACAAAGCTGCTTGCACTAATCCATAAATTTGGATTAATGAAAAATCCTTATCTGGTGCAAACGCTTTATTTTAATTACTATTTTCCGAAATATGTGCCTTACAATGTAGAAGCCAGGGAAGCCTTATTAAAAGACAATATTAAAGCCGGAGTGTACAGAGTTGGTGCAGACCTTAAACTCTTGCAGCAATTAATGCCAGGGAAAAAGATGTTAAGCAATTCGGAAACTGGCTGGTCCGATTCGTTGTCGAAAATTCTCAACAAACGATTTTCAGAAAAATGCAGATTCGAAAAATAAGCGATAAAACCCAACGGGTAAAAATAGTTACCTGGATGCGCAGCGGGGCACCTCTTTCTAAAGGTGTCGCGCTTTATGCATCTCTGCCCCACAATGTGCGATTGCTTACTGCACTTCAGAAAAATGCTGAAGCATACGAAAAAGAGATGGTGCTAGACATTTGCACAATGTTGGGTATTTCAACCGTAAAATTCAATTCAATTAAAAACCAATACAATGACACCAAGAAAAACGCAGGGACTTCCCGGAACCGGAATGTTGGAAGAGAAACTCAGGCAAAAAACAGGAAGGCAAAAAGACCAGGCTCCTTTCGACAAGAGTGGCCGTTCTTATCCAAACCCGAATGTCCACCGGAACTCAAGGCACTAGCAGCCGATAAAATAAGTTGTTGGGAACGATACACCGCCAATCATAAAAAACTTTTTGATTGTGGAACTTTGGAGGAGTGCAGCGAGATTGCACACCAAATTGTAAAAGACTACAAAGAAAATCGGCAAATATTCGAAGAGTTTGAGCATTACCAGAAAAATGGAAAATTACTTGGAGTGCATCCGGTATTTAACCACTACAAAACATTTAAGCAGCTCAGAGGCAAAAACGTGATTGCGTTGGTGACTTTGCACGAAAAAACATTACCACACCGTATTTGGCGAATTAAGAACGAAATTGAGAAAGGCGACAAACCTCATTTACGAGCAAACCGCGAAAAGCGATTGCACGAAGTGGAAGGGGAACTGGCAGAAGTAAAACGATTGCTGGGAATGAATGGGTAAGTTTTTTGACATAAAAGAAAAGATGGTGCAACCATCGACGAAAGGTGAAGAGGCTGGAATTAAAACTCCGAATAGTAATTCAAAGTCGCTGCGCATAAAGTTCGATGAAATGCATGAACGGAAAATAGGAACGCTGAAAATGTTGATGGGAGATCTTCCGGAAGAAAACCAAATGTTCTTCCTGGAAACTACCAATAGCTTTAATGCTTTCACCTTTATTGTTTATCTGTTAAAACATGCCGGACGCATCGATGAATTATTTATTGCAACCTACTCAATAAACCGCCGGATTCTCGACAGTTTAACCAGGCGAATTGTGCAGAACGAAATTGGCAATATCTGCCTTTATATTGCCGATAGCATTAAATACAGGATGCCAAAAGTAAAGGACCAGCTGAGCACCATGGAAAAGGAACTGGAAAACTTTCAGGTAGAATATGCCTGGACACATAAGAAAGTAATTGCCGCCCGTGTGGGAGATGACCATTATGTTGTTGAAGGTTCGGGTAACTTTTCGGAGAACACAGCTGAAGAACAATATATTTTTTTGAAATCGAAACGCATTTATGAATTTAAAACCGGACATATTAATTGAATGGCCCGACTGGTTTCCGCTTGATAAAGTGGATGAACTGGAGAGTTTGGCAGCCATTGGCTACACACCTGAGAAAATGGCAATGTATTTTGATGTGCCGCCTGAATTATTCCTGGACGAAATTGTAAGGGAAGACAGCCAAATACGTTACCACATTGAGAAAGGAATTTTGCAAAACGAAGCCGATGAAGCAATAGCCACAATGTCGGGAGCAAAAGAAGGTAACGCAACCCAAGCTCAGCGCCTGGATAAAAAACGATACCAGCTGAACTTTCAGCAACTGAAAGAAGAGATTATTTATGGCAAAGAATAAATTCGATATAAGCCGATACCACGATATTGCCCATTACATTGAGATGGGAAGCACAGGAAATTTTAACGCCGAAGAATTGGAGTATCTCGATGTTTTGGTTAAAATGAATAACATGCGCCGCCGTTATGGTATGCACAAAACCATGGCATTTTTCAGAAAACCACCTTTCGAAATTAGTTTATACCGTGCTAAACAAATGTTCGAGGAATCGATTAACCTGTTTTATTCTGATGAAATTATTGAGAAGAAAGCCGCCCGGAACCTCATTGCTGAAGACCTTGAACAAGCTGCGCAATTGTGCTTAGCTGTGGCGCAATCGCCAAAGGACTTAGAGATTTATGGTGACCTGAAAATGAAAGCGTATAAAGCCAGGCAATTGGATGTTCCCGATCCAATGGAAATTCCAGAAGAACTGTACAAACGCCCAATAAAAATCTACACACTTACTACAAGGCAAGCCAAACTTCCTGACATTAACCGCAACGATTTAGCCAAAGAAATTGATGCACTGCCGGAAAACGAAAGCGATAAAAAACGCTGGAGACAGGAAGCAATGATTGAAGATATTGACTTTATAGAAATGATAAATGACCAAACAGAAGACAATTAAACTCGATCGTCCCGACGTAGAAGTGCGATATATGAACTGGCTGGCTCAAATTAGTGGACTAGCTTTGTTTCAGCATTTATACATGATTGTTGGCAGGGGTGGCGCGAAAACCACATCTATTTTAGCTGAACGACTTCAGGAAATGGTTTTCGATATGCCCGGAGCTCCTGTTGCTTTGGTTGCCGATACTTATTCCAATCTACAGAAAAATGTTTTGCCAACCCTTCAGGAAGGTCTTCGATTGTTAGGATGGGAAGAAGAAATTCATTATCGCATAGAGAAGCCACCGTTCGACCACTGGAAGGAGAAACCATTTAATATTATTTCGAGTTACAAACACACCATTACTTTTTTTAACGGATTTAATCTTACACTTATTTCTCTCGACCGTCCATCGAGCGCTGCAGGTCGTTCTTATGTAGCAATTATTGGAGATGAAGTTAAATTTTTCAAGGAAAGCAAAATTGCAAAACTCACCAAAGCCATTCGTGGATATAAGGTTAAATACGGTCATTCTCCTTTTTATCGCTCGCAGACATTCACAACCGATATGCCAAATCCGAATCTAATTGGCGAATACGACTGGATATTGAAGCATAGAAAACGGATGAATCCTAAAATAATTATCCAAATTCTGAAAGTTGCATTTGTTTTAAATGACATTAAAAAAGAATATGTTATTGCCAAAGATTCAAAGGATAGGACTTTATTGGCGAATACAAAACGCAAACTCGATCGTTGGGAGGACCGGTGGCGGAAAGTCCGGAAGAAATCTGTTTTCTTTTGGATAGCCAGCAGTTTTGTAAATGCCGATATCTTGGGAGTGGATTACTTTACTGAAGAGTTCGAAACTGGCCTCGAAGATGTTCGTGAAGCAATTCTTTCGCTTAAACCATCGTTAACGGCTGGCAATCGATTTTATACAAATTTAGCTGAAAGGCATTTCTACCAGGATGGAGCTGATTCTTATTGGAGCGAGGAATTTGGTATTCGCGACCAGGAGGATTGTAGGATACTATCGAAGCTTAATAAGTCCAAGGACATAGACATGGGTGTTGACTTTGGTAATATGAACTCCATGATAGTTGCACAAGATGGCAAAGGTAAACGTGAGTATAATCTACTGAAGGAGTTCCACACCATCCCTCCAAACTCCATCCGCGAAATAGCCGATGAATTCCTTGAGTACTTCGAGCCACATGAGCAGAGGACTATCAACCTATACTACGACCGTGCTGGTAATAACTCCAGAGAAGTAGGACAAGACCTTGCGGGTAAGCTCAAGAAAGCTATCGAGAAGAACAACAATGGTAAACGTACTGGCTGGAAAGTAATCCTTCGTTCCATCGGACAGGGGAACATCAATTCCAATGTTGAGTATAATTTTATGATTGACCTGTTGTCTGAAGTAAATCCATTGTTGCCTAAAGTCAACATCGACCAATTCAATTGTCGTTGCCTCAAGTCATCGCTTGAGCTGGCACCAACCAAGATTAGCACACGCCGTGGGCGTACCTTAGTTGAGAAAGACAAAAAGTCCGAACAGCTACCAGCTCACAAACTCCCGCTTTTATCAACCAACTTCTCCGACGCATTCAAATACTTAATGTGTCGTAAAAAATGGTTGAAGCTGTCCAAAGGCCACCGTCGCCAAAGCTCCGGCGAAGTATCTACAACAGGCTAACACTGTTTCACAAAGTTATCCCTTACTAAGAAAATATGGTGTGGAGGTATGCTCCGCACCCTCCACGGTATTGGTTGGATTTCGGCACTGTCGCTCAGCGGGTTGTCATATGTCCTGCCTCGATATGTCTTTGCAACTGCAATAACGATAGGGGGCGGCTCGGGCTCAATCAACTGAAAACCATTTTTGAATGAAATTCAAAATGGTTTGTGTGTTGATTATTAGGGGATTATTTAGAACGTGTTTTAATAATGGGGCAGAATGATGACCGTTATTTGATGAAAGTTGCCCGAAATGGAATTTTTGAGGTAAAATATATTTTGTTGATTCTGTTTTGATTCAATTGGCGAAAAAGAGGTTATTTGTTGCTAACCTGCTATGATGCAGGGACATAGCACTTGTTTTGTATTGTTATTTTTCGTACTTTTAATCTAACGGAAATGCAGATATAACAGGCGTTTCCGAGTGTTTAACAAAATTTAATTATCATGACGACAAAAATTGAAGCTGAAAAGCTAAATGGAAAAGGTATGCCGAAAATGGAGGTTAAAAAAACCACCATTGAAAAAGTTACCAAAGCAACAAAACCAGTTAAAGAACTCACAAAAGAGGACCTACAAAAACAGGTGCAGCAGCTTACTGCAAAACTCCAAGCAGTTCCGCAGGATCTAAATTCAAGGATCGAGTATTTCAACAATAAAAAAGAGTTGATTCGAAAACTTGGAGGACTGGAAGCCAACACCCAAAATTTACAAACTCATTTAGACGAAATTGCAGAAGTTGCCGCCTCGAATGATTTCCAAACGGACGAATTTATTTTAACCATTGAGGGAGGCGGAAAGTACAACCGCAAGCAAATTTTTGCATTGCAAAATCCTGTTTTAATAGGTGAGGTTATTACTTATTTGTTGGGAAAAATGGAAGCAAAAGTTATTGAACTGAAGAAGCAAATTGAAGCTTAGAAAAAACAAAAGAGGGGAACTCTTCCCCTCTTAGTTTATAATTAAAAATGTTTAACCATTTATAATCATAACGACATGAGCAAAGATAAAAAAAACGACAGAAAAGAAGAATTTAAATTGAAACGTTTGGCATTGATACAAGCAAGCCAGGGAATTAGAATTTTAGTAAAAGAGGGAGTTTATAACACCGTAAACGAGGGTTTACTTGAAAGCTACAAAGAAGAAACGCCAGAGATTGAGGAGTTTAACACCTTTAACCAGTGGAAAGAATAGGTTTTACCATTAACAAAGGCAGCAAAGCTTTTATTATTTGGGGGCAGCCACGAAAAGCAGAGCAAGCACCCGAAGGCAACGAAGAACCCGAAGAATATAAATACTGGCCAATTTGTTATTTATTTGCAAATACGCAGGTATTTAAAAAAGGGGAAGCACCCGAAGCACAGCCAGAACCACGCAAACAAATACAGGAAGTTGCAAGCCTTGAAGAATCTTTATTGAATTAAAATATTTGGTACATGTACAACAGGCGACAATTTTATTTGTAATTTTTTTGAGGTGACCGCCTTAATAATGACCTGAAAAAAAAGAACCGTTTGGAAGTTGAACGTTAACAACTCCGCAGGATAGCTTTGTGCTATTCTCGCGCGACGATATGGTGTTCCGTGCCAGCATTGCGTTTTACGCAAAGAAATTTGCACAATATGCAAATAAATTAACCTATAAGTTAATTTTGGCACTCTACCGGATTTATCTAATTATTTTTGCCAATTCTCCTAACGTCCGAGTTTTACAAAAAGTTTTTACCTTTGGTTCAAACCAAAAAAAATCAATCTTACTATGAGTCAAAGATATATCTGGGAAAAGCTGTATGAAGCAGTTTATTGTTTGATTGGAACTTCTTCAATGGCAGTTCGTATAAGTGCTGCATACGTTACTCTCGCCACCATTAATGAAAATGATATTCCTGAAGAAATAAGAGGACAGTTTAGAGATGTGATGCAATTAGTACGAACTGCGAAGTCGGATACGGTCGGAGGAAGAATTAAATCTGCAGTAAGAAAAATGTCAAAATCCGAAAGATACGATATGGCTAAAATAATACTTGGAATGTATGATATAGTTACCAGAAATATGCCTGTTCACTGAGCAACCAATGCCCTACAATCCCAAAAATATTACCCCGTATCCGCCAAATAATCAAAAATCAACCAAAAAATTCCTTATATTGCCGCTATAATAGTTAGTTGATATAGAAATCAACTATACCATAATCCGTCCCTGGATTTTTTGGTACAATCAGGCTATTAAACAGGACGAAATAAGAACAAAATAGGCGGTGTGCTTCCCATAAATCTTCATACATATGACCCATGAATTTTTCACACACGGGCTTTGCACACCGCTTTTCTTTGTATTTCAAATCACTTTTCCCTATTGCATGTAACGCAAAACAATTGTAAATAGGTTCCCTAGAGTTTCCTGAAGAAAATTAGATATTTAAAATACTGGAGCATGAGAATAGTTTCGAATCACGTCCTCCCCACAAAAAGAAAGGCTCTTGAAAAAGGGTCTTTCCCACTTTTGCCAATTCTCCTACCGTGCGAACTTTACAAAAAGTTTTTACCTTTGGTTCAAACCAAATAATTAACCAAAAATGAAAAATCTCCTACTTGCATTTCTACTATTTTTTACCACTCAAATTTTTGCTCAAACCTATTCCGAAGTTGTACCAGTTGAAGGAAGAACGGCAATGGAACTTTATATTAAGGCGAGGGAGTGGTTTGCTATTTCTTTTAATTCTGCGAACGATGTTATTCAGATGGATGATCCAGCAAATAAAAAACTAATTGGGAAAGGTGTAAAAACAATAAATTACTTCATAGGGGATATTCCTGCTTATATCAATGTGCACTTTACGTTAGTAGTTGCGTTTAAAGATAGTCGGTATAAACAGGAGATTAAAGCAGATTATTATTCGACTGCCGGTAACGAAAATTACGACACTGACGCGTTGCAGAGATTAGCAACCGAAGAAGGACTTAAAGACTTCTATGAAAGAATGGGGGTGAAGCCATGGATAATTGGCAAAAAAGTAATTGCCACTACGCTGGAGGCGAATAAAAAATTAATTATAGATATTGATACTCAACTCAAAGATGTTTTGCAAGATTTAAAACGAGCTATGACAGAAAAAGAACCAGAAGAAAACTGGTAATAATCTTTTTACTAACAAAAAAGCCCAGCTAACAAGCCGGGTTTTCTTTTTTCCAAATTTTTGAAATTTCTTTTAAGGCTAAGCTGTAAGCTTGTTTTTTGTTTAGAACAATTCCTAAGCTTTTGTTTTTTGCTTCAATCGCCTCATTAAATTCTTTTAATAAATCTTCTGAAATATTGAAGAATACTGATGTTTCTCCCTCTGATTTAGTCATATGTAATTATTTTCAACAAATATAAATCTATTTATTATGAATATTGTAATATATATGCATATATTTGGAATATACTTTTATATTTAAATATTGAATTATGAAAATTTTAGAATTTATTTACAACGAAAAATCCATCAGTTTCGATCCGACGGGAAACGATAACGTGATGGTAAATGCTACAGAAATGGCAAAAGTTTTTGGAAAAGATTTGTTTCAATTCACTAAAAGTGATGCTACAAAAAAGTTCACTTCAGCATGTTTAAAACCTGCAAATGCAGGTTTATTAGGCATAAAATTAGAGGAAGATTTAATCATTTCCAAACAAAAATCAGGTACCTGGATGCATCGTATTTTAGCTTTAAAATTTGCTGCATGGTTAGACTCTGAATTCGAAATTTGGGTTTGGACAAAGATTGATCAAATTATTCTTGGCCATTACCGAGAAGTAAAAGCGGCCATGTACGAGAAGCTTTCTGCAGAAAAAGCAGTTGATTCAAAACGTGAAGAATTATTGAAAAACAACCCTGCATTTGCTGAATTCCTTGCTTTAGAGGGAAAACTTACCGAAAGCGAAAAGAAACGACAAAAGGCGATCAAAGCCTCTATGTTCCAATTTAAACTTGACTTTCAAGGAATAAAATAAACAAAAAACCCCCGGGAGGTGCATCGAACACCTTTACCCCGGGGGATTAATTTTATAAAATAAAATCATGACAAATTTAAACGAAAATTCCTTAAAAACCCACATCGAAATTGAAGGGGCTATTTTAACTCCAGAGGCCTTAAAAAAAATTAGAAATTGGCAGAATAACGACAATGAAGAATTGCGCTGCTCTCTTGAAGTAATTGCCGAGGCAGTTTGTTTTATTGGCAGTATATTTTATCTATTCGACCACGATAAAGAGAAACAAGAAGCTGCGCAGGTAATTGCAGATTTGAGTAGTGTGCGAGACGAACTTAAACAAATTCAAAAGCCATGAGTAAAACAAAAAAATTCCAGCTTACCTACCAGGTAGAGGCCGAAACTACAGAACAAGTAATTTACTTAATTTTCGAACTACAAGTAAATACCGGCATGGAGCCGACACAAATTGGTTTGCCAAGCGGCAGTCGCTTGCCATGGAACGGTTATGCAGCGCACCAATTTGCCGGAGAAGGAAGAATTACTGAAAAACAGTTTATCGAATTCTCGCTAAACCCAAATTAACAAACAGCAACCACAATAGACCCGACAGCCAAAAACTGCCGGGTTTATTGTTTTAAACCTCCTGCCAACTGAGACTGCCACTCCCAACTTTCTTCTGTCCTTTTACCTCACACGCTCCCTTTCTACATTAGCAGTATGAACGTTTACAGTGCTATTGATAAAATGCGGGAGATTAGCCGGCGAAAGGGTGAATTTTCTTTTTCGTTTATGAGTTTTTCTGAAACCACCGGGAAAAGTGAAGGTGTTAAAGATGTTAGTCGTGCCAGATTACGTGCCAGGCCAACAGTTCAGCAAAATAAAAATGGCGAGATTATGGAAGCTTACACCGACCTGGATACTGGAGAAGCCCGCCAATTTTACCAACCATTGCTAATGCTATTTAACGGACAAAAAGTGGAATTGACATGAGCAAAAAATCGTCGATAAAAGAAATTGGAAACTCGGGAGTGATGAATGTGCCCGATGTTGGTGTATTTTCGTACTACACCGGCTTAACAACTACCAGCGACAATTGGGATAGCCTGGTGCTTTCTGACCAGGGCATACAATGGGAAGCCGACCCCGATATTGTGGGCGGAAAAGAAATAGTTCCGTATGGCGCAAACAACCGCCTGCCTGTTGTGGTGCGCGACATGATGGAAAACAACCACCTGGCACCCGGAATTCTGGAACGCGAGATTGGATTGCTGCACGGACAAGGGCCGCAATTGTTTACCGAAATTATTGAGGAGGGAGAAGTGGTTCGTAAATGGACTTACGACCAGGAGATTTGGGACTGGCTGAACAGTTGGGACCACCGCCGGTTTATTGACATGGCTACCGTTGAATACAAGTACCTGAAGGGCGTATTTGTAAAACGCTTTCAACGGCGCGGTGCAAGGTTGGGTAAAGCTCCGGAGTTTGTATTAGAAGTTTGTCCCGGAACCGATGCACGTATGGCATGGACAGATAGCCGCCGCCTGGAAGATGTACCCAGTTTTTACACCGGCGATTTTGAACACGATTGCCGCCGCACCGGAATTCGTACCTGGCCTGTGTGGGATAAGTATTTTCCATTCGATAAAAAAGCAAGTATGAGTTACCATAACTCTTATTCGTTTGCACATAATTTTTATTCAATTCCGGGTTTTTGGGGATCTCGAAATTGGATTGCACGGGCTTCTGATGTACCTGACATATTAAAATATTTGTCTGACAATGGATTGGTATTGACCAACCACATACATTCTCCGGCAGGTTATTGGGCTGAGAAACGTGAGAAGCTGGAGAAAAAATTCCCGAGCCAAAGCGATTCGGGAATAGATGCTAAACTGGAGGAGTTGAAAAAGGAAACCTTCAGGAAAATATCTTCGGTACTTGCCGGAAAAAAGAACGTAGGAAAATTTATTGAAACTGTAGATTTTTACGACGATGATGCCGGTGAAGTAGTAAGCTGGAAAATTGAACCCATAGACCAAAAGGTAGCCGATTTTATTGAAGCTCAGATAAAAATATCTGACAAAGCAGCCGAAGCCACCACCTCGGGAATTGGACTACACCCTGCACTTAGTAACATGATGATGGGCGGAAAGTCGGCCTCGGGCAGTGAAATGCTTTATGCCTTAAAATTGTATTTGGCAAGCGATACCCGTATTCCGGAGACTGTAATACTGGAAGCCATAAACCAATGCATTGCCGTAATGTGGCCCAAGAGCAAAAAACGCCTGGGCTTTTACCATAAAATTGTGTTAAAAGAAGAAAACGTGGCTCCTAACGATAGGACTACATCAAACGTATAAATTATGAATTTTGGACAAGCAATTGAAGCCCTAAAACAGGGCAAACGAGTACAACGAACAGGATGGAATGGAGAGGGATTATTTGTTTTTATGCAAGTTCCTTCAACCATACAAAGAGAGATTGTACCTAAAATGCAATCATTACCTCAATTGGTAAAGGATGAATTTGAAAGAAGGTTTAATGACCCAAACGAGCAAATTGATGCTATTTATTATGTCGACCAACTTGCAATGGTGGGTCCTAGTAATGGAATAACAGGATGGTCTCCTTCTGTGCCGGACTGTATGGCTGATGATTGGGTAATTTTAGACTAATACTTTGAACTCTGAACTTCAAACTCTGAACGATTAGAACCATGATTTTCAACAAAAACAATAAAGGAAACGAAGAGCTGCGCACCTTAACAGGCAGTTATTACAAAAGCAACGATTTTAATAAAATTGAAGTAAAAGTTACACTCGCTTCAGAAGAATTGATTTCGATAATTGGGAACGAAATTTTTGTAAAGGCACTGGTGCATTACACGGGAGTAAATTACCAGGTGGAAGAACCAAGCCCGGCACTGGCTTTATTAGACCAGCTGGTGCAGTATATGCAATTGCCAATTTCATTTTTAGCTACGCTCTGGCATTACCAGGGGAATGATATTAGCCATGAAGACAGTGGCCGGAAAATGAAAATTGATGCTACCAGTGAAAAAATGGCCTGGGAATGGATGTACGATAGGGATGATGCAGCAGCACTGCGAAATTACCAACGAGCTCTTGATCGACTAATTAAATTCTTAAACGATAATGTTGGTTCATTCCCCGAGTGGGCAGATTCTGATGCACGAAAAGAAACACTCTCGTTATTTATAAACACCTGGGAACATTTTAACCGATTGTTTGCCATCGATAATTCACCAGCGTTTTTCCTTCGGCTGGCACCAATAATGAAGGAAATAGAGCGCAAGCACATAAAACCCATACTTGGACTGGAAAAGTTTACTGAGCTGAAAACATTGATTAAAGCGGGAGAAGAACTCACCGCAGCGAACCAGGAATGGTACGATACTGTTTGCGACCCCATTCCTCTACTTACCATGGCAAAAGCTGTAAAACGATTTAGTGTTACAGTATTGCCCGAAGGAGTTGTTCAGCAATTTTTCTCGCAGTTCCAGCAAGCCAAAGCCAACCAGCCGGTAACAATGGACCAAGTAAAATATGTTTCTAAAGATTTGTATGCTGACGGCATTGAGGTGATTAATGAATTGAAAAAATACTGGAGTGCTTTAAATGTTGACGAAAGCGACCAAAGTATTGATGACCTGATTCCAGGCGGAGAAACTACCGATAAATTTATGAGTTTATGAATACCATTGAAATTCCAGAAAAAAACATTAAAGCCACTTACCCCGGGAGTTGGGAAGAAATGAGCGATAAACAATTTGCCTGCGTTGTACAAAACTGGCTAAAGTTATACGACGGCAAATTAAGTGTGTCGGAATTTTACCTGATAGTACTTTACAATTTTCTGGGATTAAAACGTTCTCCGCTTCAAAATTTTAAAGACCGTAGATTAAGTGCCGAACAGCTGGAAGAAAAATTCAGCAATGTTTGGCAACTTACCGAAACCCTGCATTGGCTTTTAGAAGTTCCGGAAGATTCGAAAAGTGGCAAACCACGTTTAACTTATACCGATACCACCAACCACCTGCCGGTAATTATTAACGATGGCGAAGTAAAACTAATTGGACTGGCAAGCGGAATGATTGACATTACTTTTGGGGAATACCGCAGGGCAATTGCTCATTTCTCGTCGTTTAATAAAGACCGAAAAGACATTTACCTCGACCGCTTGATTGCTACACTCTATCTTCCCGAGCGCAGCGACTATGATACCATAAAAAACACACCAGAATTTAATGGGCGCCAACGCGAAAATTTTAACCAGAACCTTACCGAACATTATGCCGAATTGGTAAATGGAATTCCGTTTTGGCAGAAATACGCCATATTCCTCTGGTTTTTTAATTGCGATATTTATTTAAAGTCGGGCGAGCTGGAACTGGATGGAAACCTTATTTCTTTTGAACCGCTATTTAATACTCCAGCCACCGAGACAGATGTAGAAACCCTGGACGAAAACGACCTGGGAATTACGCAGCTGCTGTATGGCATTGCCGAAAGTAAATTGTTTGGCAGCATTGCCGAAGTTGACAATACCGGCTACATTGATATTTTAACTGCACTGCTTTACTGGAAACAGCAAGCCGATAAATTAAAATCAGTATGATACGAATTACAGACTTTAATACCCTGCTTGCACAAATGCTAGCAGATATACAGAACCCGGAATTAGTAGAAGAGATTTGGGGAAGCGAACAAATGGAAGCCCGATGGACAACCGAAGAAATTGAAGCGGGGGTAGAACCAACCGAAGTAGCAGGATTGGTTTTGGTGGCCAACGAAAAACACCTGGTACGCAAACTGAACGATAAAGTGGGAATACAGATTGCCGTTACCATACCAAGTGCCGACCCCGAAGGAGCGAACGAAGATGCTGTGGCCGAAAACAATATTTTTTGGATGTTTGTGTTGGAGAAAACAGATCCCGGAAGTTTATCGAACCAGGACGAGCTGGACCATTACCAAAAAATACAAGATGTTGTTACTGCTGTAAAACTTTGGCTGCGTTACCAGAAGCTTGAGGGCAATGAATTTCTGGAGTACCTGAATTTAAATAGCATACACACCGACCCCGAATACCAAATTGGCGGATGGAATGGCTGGAGTATTAATGCGAATTTTGATACTGATGGGTATTGACAGCCCCCTCTGACTCCCCCGAGGGGGAGAACAAGAAAAGAATAAAGATAGAATGCGGAAGGAAATCCCAATCCGTTAAAGTCGAATCATTCGAAAAAGCCACAGCCTGTTACCTGTGGCTTTCTTTGTCCTTTTAACCGCCGTACCACCTAATTATATTAGCAATATAAATGAGGAGTAAATTTAAAATACGGAGCACCTTCCAAACTCCCTCTCCTTTGGAGAGGGCTGGGGTGAGGCTTTATGAGTGAACTAACACTTATACGAAAAGAGTTTGTTAAGCAGGTACTTCAGGAGGAAGGACAAGAGCTGCACGACAACCAGGGGAAGGCAATTGCTAAATTGTTGCATTTCCATAGTAATAAGCTTTTCGACGATCGGCCCTTTACAGTTACCGGAGGTGACGAGCTTGACGGTAAATTTTCTACCAATATAAAATTCTATGGTCGTGTGCTCGACATTAAACCCAAAAACCGAAAAATACAGGAGCAGGACAAATACACCCATTGGAGGCAACGCCGCCGCACAAAAGCATTCCCGATATACAACCGCTTTGTGTTTGGGCATTACTACACAATAGCTTACCGATTGATGTATGGACTAACTGAAGAAGTGGCAGCCGGTATTAAACAACAATTTGAAAAAGAAGCCTAATGGGAAACAAACTGCGTGACGAAGATTTGAAGCTGAATATTATCGTAAATGGCGATAAAGGGAAAAAGGAGCTTGGCGACCTGGAGAAATCGACACGGAATTTAACCAACCGCAACAAAGAGCTTCGTGCCGAAAAAGAAAAGCTGATTCGTGCAGGGAAAAAGGAAACCGAAGAGTTTAAAAGTGTTACCAGGGAGATTCGGGAAAACAATAGTGCAATAAAAACCAACGAAGCCCGGATGACTGAACTCCGGAAAGAAATTGGATTAACCGGATTAACCATGCGCCAACTGCGCACCGAGCAAACCCGATTGAAAAGGTTAATGGATACTGCAACCCACGGAACTCCACAGTGGAAGATGTACCGAACAGAGCTGGGTAAAGTAGAAAAGCAAATGGGTAAGGTACAAGCAGGTTCGCACACCATGCAATTTTCTATGAGTAAAATGGCCAATGGAATAAACAGATACATTGGATTAATTACTGCAGCAGCTGCCACCTTAACCGGAATTGCATTTAGCATGAAGGAATGGACCAAAGGTTTAGTTGGATTGGACGATGCCATTGCCGATGTGAGGAAAACAACCGGCTTAACCCGGGAAGAAGTGCGTGGTATGTACACCGATTTTAAATACCTGAATACCCGTACTCCACGCAAAGAATTATTGTTACTGGCCGAAGAAGCCGGACGGTTGGGAATTGAAGGAAAGAAAAATATTGAAGATTTTGTTGAAGTAGCCAACCAAATTAAAGTTGCCCTGGGCGATGACCTTGGTGGCGAAGCAGAAGTGGCTATTCGTGAAGTGGGCAAACTAGCAGAGGTTTATAAAATTGGCGAGCAGTACGGAATTGGCTTTAAAGAAAGTTTGAATAAAATTGGTAGTGCCATTAACGAAGTTTCTGCCAACTCTAATTCGCAAGCACCGTTCCAAATCGGATTTTTAAAACGCATGGGTGGAGTATCGATGCAAGCAAAAATATCTGCTGCCGATATTCTAGGATATGCATCAACCTACGACCAGCTTGGGCAAACACAGGAAATTGCAGCAACAGCACATGGTAAAACCATTATTAGCATGTTTAAAGACCATGCCGAATATGCTAAAATTGCCAACATGGAAGCAGGTGAGTTTTACAATCTCTTGCAAACCGATGCTAACGAAGCATTTTTGAACGTAATGGATGGCTTAAACGGAAACAACGAAGGTTTATCTGTGATGGCTAAAAAGCTGGATGATTTGGGTATTGATGGAGCAAGGGCGGTTCAGGCATTAGCAGCACTTTCCAGTAATACAAAAATGGTTCGCGAGCAGCAAGCATTGGCAAACAAAGCCATGGAAGATGGCACATCGCTTACCAACGAGTATAACATAAAAAACAACAACCTGGCAGGAAGTATGGATAAATTGGGCCGTCATATTCGTGCTCAATTTATTAATTCCAACTTTTTGGCATGGATGGAAAAAATAGTGGCTAAAACTGCTGAATGGGTAGAACAACCGATATCGGAAAAAATACGCAAGGAACAAACCGAATTAAATTTGTTAGTTGCCAGTATTACCAATGCTGCCAATTCGCAGGAAACCAGAAATTCATTTATTGCTGAACTGCAACAGACTTATCCTGATTTTTTAGACAACCTCGATGCTGAAAAAGTTACAAATGAAGAATTAGCGATCAAGCTAAAAGAAGTAAACGAGCAATACGAAAACAAAATATTGCTGGCAGTTAAAGAGGAAAAACTTGCCGATAATTATAAACAGCGAACAGATTTGAAACTGGAGGAGCTACGAATAATTAAAGAAATTGCCAGGTACGAAGAAATTGCAGCCAATGCACGGACAAAAGTAGCTGGAGAAACCGACCCAAATAAATTAAGAACACTTTTAAGTGATGAAGAAATTGCAGCCTTAAATGCAATGGACTTACTGCCACGTAAACTGGAAACCATAAGAGGAGAATTTCAGGGATTGCTGAACGACGAAGCCGAATTAAACGCTGCAATAAAACAGCTAATGACTGGTGGAGGCACAGGCGCTGGTTCTGGCACAGGTGGTACAGGTGGAGCTGGTGGCACCGGAGGGAAAGCTAATGGAGGAACAAGTTCTTTCTCTTACGAAGAGGAAAGCGAGGATCCACTTGGTTTAGATAGCTGGATGACCTCTTCGAAATGGGATAACATTGGAGCTGAAGAATTGGCTGCCAAAAAAGCCAGTGAAGAGGAATGGACAGCATTTTTAATGGCTGAAGTAAAAAAACGTACCGATTCCGAAGCCAAAGCCCTGGGCATAGAAGAAGAAATTGCCGATGCCCGTGTGGCACTAAAAGACATTCAGGTAGCAGCCGTTGGTCAATTGGCGAACTCTCTTGCAGGGATGTTCGAACAAGGATCGGCTGCACAAATTGCAATGATTGCCGTAGAAAAAGCAATTGCCATTGCTCAAATTTGGATGAACCTGGCACGCGAAAAATCGGCTATTAACTTGGCTGCTGCTCAAATGTCAACTATTCCTTTTGTTGGTCCCGCACTTGCCGCCACATATAAAGGAACAATGACAGCCAAAGCTTTAACAACGGCAAAAATAAACACCGGATTAGTATTGGCGCAAACCGTTGCATCTACTGTAAGCTCTAGCCAACGCAAAAAATCGCAAGCCTATGCCGATGGGAAATACCCAGACCGACTAAACACCGGGACTTATGGAGACAAACCACACTACGCTGTATTTAACGAAGTACCGGGAGAACCGGAAATGGTAGTGGATGGAAAAACCTTCAGGAAAATGCAAATGAATTATCCGGAGTTGATTAATGCCATCTACAACATTAGAGACGGAAAAACTTCGGGTGGGTATGCAACTGGGAAATACGCAAGCGGGGCAAATGAAAATTCGCAGGCTTATGGTGTGGGTACTGCTGTGGATATAGACAAGTTTGATAAAGCTGTTGACAAATTAATGGAATGGGAACCTGAGATTTCTATTACCGATATAAAAGCACGTTTGGCTAGATTGGAGCGATTTAATAAGCAATCGAAATTAAATTAATTATGGCATTAACACTTACAATTCCAGGAGGGAATATACAATTGAGCGGAAACCGGGTGCAGGTAAAAGTGGAGACGGATACCCTTACCGGCGACATGTACAATTTGCTTTTAAAAACCAGTCCGTTGGACGCTTCGTTTCCCGAAGGCGTGGATGCAGTTGAACCGGATGAAAACAAGCAGGCTGTATTCGACATACGTAACCGGGTTACTTTGCCAATTGTATATTCGTTTACGTGGCCATTAAGCGGTGCAGTTGTTACCGAACAGCCACAAATGGCAACAAAAGTTGCCTTGGATATTGGTGAAAGGTATGTACAGGTTGTGAGTAACGAAAATGTTGACACGGTTAACTGGGCTGGATTGTCGGGGAGCACATACGAGGTGCTTGTTTTAAAAGGAGGAGTATCGAAACACCAACAGGCAAAATACAACGAACAGGCGACTACTTTTTATACCGAATACATTGCTGCCGGAAGATTCCTGACCATGCTTCCTAATAACCTGCGCATAGCACCCGGTCAACCTTTAAAACTGTGGTTTATTACAAAAGAAACCACCAGTCAGGATTTAATGCTTGAGGTAACATACACCAATTTGGACGGCACAACGGGCACCGCATCAATTGCCGTTACCATTGCACCCGACAAAATGTATGAAACAGATGTTGACCCCGGTTCTCTGGGACTGGATGCTTCTGAGCTTGCCTCGTATTCGTTACAGCTCGAAAAATCAGGTGTTGCCATTGGTGAAGTACGCAATTTTGTAATTGACCATGAATATTACGAGAACAACACTTTTGTATTGAGCACCAACCGCCTGGGAGGGATTGATTGCTGGTGGTTCACCGGAAGGGTTATAAGCAAGTTCCCAACCGAAAGTGAACGCAGTCAGCGCGATGCGCGGATAGACGACACCCAGCAGCGCCCCACACAGGAGGTAGATTATAAACATGGAAAACGCAAGTGGACCATTAACACAGGCACTAAATTCCCGGAAGAGATGATTGCTTTAACTGCGCTGTTCGAAAGCCGCAATGCATGGTTGCTTGATGGAAACGATATTATTCCGGTAATGATTGATGATGGCGACCACGACTATCTGAATACCCTGGATGATTTACACGACATAGATTTAGTTTTTACCGAAGCACATTAAAAAATGCACAGAGTCACCAAAAAATATTTAAAGAACAAATGGCCGGGCAACCACCGGATGCACGAATTAATAGATTATGTAACACCCATTATCTATTACCTGCACCAGGAGTATTTGAATGGAGGAGAAAATCCATCGGGGGAATACGAATGGAAACGCAACATTGTTGACCTTGAAGTACGGATGGTTGCTGCCCTGGGGCACGGGCACGAGCAACACGGCGACCTTTCTACCATACTTGGAGCCTATGGCAACATTACCCAGGCATTTAAAGAAATAATAATGGGTGGCTATGCTACCGACAGATTGGGCAATCCAACTGTTTGGTACCCTGACGACCGCTTGTTAACCATTGGCAAAGGTGTAGATGCCGATAACCGCGATGATGCACTTATTTTATACAAAAATGGATTTCTGGAACTGGTAAATGCAATTGCCATCGGGGCTTTCGATTCGTTGTTAATGGAGCCAATAGATGGTTCGATACAATACATTACCCAACGGCTGGAACTGTATTTTGAGGAAGAATGGCACCCATTGGCTTTTCTCTCCGATTTGCATCCACCGGTAACTATTGCTGAAGATTCACTTGATTATTTGAAAATTGGTGAAGAGCAGGTATTGAGTTTCAAGAATTATATTGAAGGCACCCAAACCGCCCACGGCTTAACTGTTGGCTGCGCTATTCGGCACAACGAAACAATATTTGTAAAAGCCCAGGCCAATAGCTCGGGAAACGCTCAAACTTGTGGGATTGTAACGAAGGTGATTGATGCTGATAATTTCCAATACCAGAGTGAGGGGTTTTTGATTGATGCAGCTTTTGAAGCCGGTAAAGAATATTTCCTTTCGCCCGACACAGCCGGGTTGGTGATGGAACTGCCAACGCCCGAAGTATGGACAGTTGGTGAAGTGCGACAGAGTTTAGGATTTGGAACACCACAGGGTTTGAAGATTGAAATAGATGTGGGTGACGAAATTGGAGAATCGACCATTACAAGCAACGAGGTTACTGCGCTTGTTATTGCAGGCGGCAATTTAACACTTACCCAAAGCGCAGGGGCGAATGTTTCAACTCCGTTTCCTTACTACACGATAACTGAATTGCAAACAAGCGGTTCAAGTTCGGTGCATTGGGATAACATTACCAACACACCAACCACCATTGCAGGGTATGGCATTACTGATGCTTATACAAAGACAGAGTTGAATACAAGCGGTGCAGGCGGCGCGGTTCATTGGAATAATGTTACCAATAAACCTACTTACGATAATTACGATTACTGGTATTATTTAATAAACGGATCTAACTTAAACAGAGTTTATAAAGGGAATAACGTTACCTTCATGGAA